AATTCTGGAAAAACTATTGGTAGTCTTATAGAAGATGAGACATTACAAAAAGTAGTAACTAACTCTTTTGCCGCACAAGCTCTAAATGCTCTACCTGGTGTTAGTGTAACAAGAGATCAACTTCTTGCAAGAGCAAATGGTGCAATTTTAAATCCAAATAAGGAATTATTATTTAATGGAGTCACTCTTCGTACTTTTAGATTCTCTTTCAAATTAACTCCTAGAAGTGATACAGAATCTAAAAGTATTAAAAATATAATTAGAGTCTTTAAGAGAAATATGGCACCAAAGGTTTCAGTTTCAAACAGTAGTGAAACAAGCGGTTTTTTATTAACTCCTAATGTATTTAATTTACAATACATGAAAGGTGGAGACAAGCATCCATTTCTAAATTCATTCAAATCATGTGCTTTAACAGATATGTCTGTAAATTATACTGGTGATGGAACATATGCCACGTATGCTGATGCAACTCCAGTATCTATGGTAATGGATCTAACATTCAGAGAACTTGAAGCAATTTATGATACAGATTATGACAAAGTACCAGATACTGAAGGAGTAGGATTCTGATGGGTTATTTTAAAGAAGTACCAAATTTAGAATATCAATCTTTCTTGAAGGGTAAACTATCCTCTCAAGATTATTTGACTGTTAAAAACTTTTTTAGAAGAGTAAAATTAAGAGAAGATCTTGAATCAGTATATACTCTCTTCTCAAAATATACTATATTAGATGGTTTAAGACCTGACAATGTTGCAGAAGACCTTTATGGATCACCACAACTAGATTGGATTGTATTAATATCTGCTGGAATTGTTAATGTAAAAAATGAATGGCCATTATCAAATTCAGAATTAATCAAATACTCTGAAAGAAAATATGGAACAGAAATTTCGGGAGTTAAACATTATGAAACAACTCGGGTTGTAGACAATAAAAAAAGACTTATTCTTCCTGCAGGATTAGTCGTAGATTCAACTTTTACCATACCAGATCCATCTAATCCACTTGAAACCTTGAATCCTGTAGTTCCAGTAACTAACTTTGAGTATGAAGTTATAAAGAACGATGAAAAAAGAAATATATCTGTTTTGAAAAAAGATTATATTGGACAATTCTTATTAGATACAAGAAAATTAATGAAGTATACAAAATCTTCTGAATTTATAAACAATTCTTTAATTAAAACAGAAAACACTGAATCTAAATTACCATAATAGATTTAACTTTTTATCAAAAATCATTACATATCTGTGCTTGCGAGATCTTTCTTTCCACTCACCTTCTAATCCTTTAACACTTCCTCTAGAGTGTTTAGTTCCATCTGCAAAATAGAAATCTCTCTTTGGTTCTGAAAGACCGCAATAGAGAAAGTTACAAGCACGATAAATTGTACCAGAATGATGGTCACTATCAGCGTATGAGATAATCGCCCTAACGTTGGTCTCTTTTCTAAGTCGTCTAATCGCTTTTGATACAAACCAAGAAGTGATATTATACTCGCTCTGCTGAGTATTCGGGTGGATGCAGAGTCTGGATAATTCAAAAAGTCCTTGTTGCTCATCACGTTCTAATCCAAAAGCACCTTTAGCAATTTCGGGAACAGGGAGACCTGTAAAGATACAGACTCCCTGAATACCACCCACATTCAATGGACAAAAATCATTGTTTTTGTATAACCCATAATTATAACCAGATTTAAAGGTTTTAGAAATATCCTTTAAATAATGAAACCGCAGAAGTAACTCTGCGGATTCTTTTTTGTTTACGCGGTCAATGTGATAATCAGATTTCAATCTTCTGCCAAACGTGCAAAGTATGAAAGTGCGTCATCATCTTCCTCAGTATTACTGAGATTGATATCAGGAGAATTGAAGTCACGTCCATCACTCAAAGAGTCAAGTTCATTCTTCATTGCTTGAGGCATGGGAGCAGCACCACGGTTCTGTGCGCGGAACTCTTCTTCCTCCTCAACTGTTTCCTGATCTTGGAACTTAGGAGTTCCCTTGTTGCCAAGAACGTATCCAAGGCGAGTTTTCAGTTCTTCATAAGTTTTGAACTGGTCGGGAGCAACAAGTTCTGCAAGAGAGTACTGCTTCTTCCAGATTGCTTCCATTGCGTCATCGTCGTCCAAGAGTGCGCCTTGAGCGGCGAACTCAGAAGAATCGTAGTTACGATAACCTGCAACGTTCTTTGCTTTCAGTTTGAAGTTGGCACCTTGCCAGAAATCAAAAGGATCAATTGCCTCTTCATCTTCAAACTCAGGTTGCATAGCAGCAGTGAGTTTATCAAAGATTTTCTTACCGAACTTGAAGAGGAATACCTTACCCTCATTCTCGGGATTTGCTGGATCCTTTACAACATAGATGTTGCTGTAATACTGCAGTTTACGCTTTTGCTTGCGTGCTGCTTCTTTACCTGCATCAGTGCCGTTATTCCACAGCAAAGAATTGTACTCAGACACAGGATCTTTTTGACCCATAGTAGTCAGAGAGTTCTCGATAAACCAACCACCAGGACCTTGGAAGGCATGGGAGTACAGTTTTACAAACGGTAGATCCTCACCGTTGGGAGCAGGCAGGAAACGGATGACGGCATAACCATTGCCGCTTTTATCTACATCCAGTTTCCAAAGGCGTTCGTCACCAGAACCGCCAGTGGTATTCATTTTTTCGACTTCTTTAACCAGTTTAGCGGTCAAAGAACCAAGTTTAGATTGCTTCTTTAGATCAGCAAAAGACATTTGGATTTCCTCGGATAAATTGGATTTGTTGGATACTCGGATATTATAACGAAGTTTGCCTCAGGCGTCAAGGTGGTCGCGCAAGGATTGAATTGTGGCATTCATACTATTAAATAGATTATAAATGTCCGTTTCTGGTGGGAATCCCATCAGAGCCACAGATCTACGAAGATTTTCTTTCATTTCCACTGCTTGTGGATCATCAGATAGTGATAATCTCGTATACATGATTTGCTGTTTATTTAGCAAAGTTTGTAGTTTTTCAACGTTTTCCATTCTCTCATCCTTTTCCATATCAGAAAAAGATAACAGAGTACCATAAATTTCTTCCTGAAGGCGATTAATTTCAGCAAGTTCTTCTTGAATAATATCAGAATCAAAAAAGTCACTCATTTAAAATTTCCCTCAGAATTTTTTTATATTGGAATACGTCAATATTTATGAAGGGACTGTATTTTTTTAATTTTAAACTTACAATCTCCCATACAGGATCTTGCAGTTTCTTATCAAAGTTTTTTGAAAAATGGAATACTTTGTCCAAGATTACGAAGTTTTCTAAAGATAATCTGCTGCTTAGATACTCTTTCAGAATTTTTGGATGACCGTTGGAGCAATCGAAGAGATTTTCTAATTTGTTTTCCGACAGCAATTCGTTGCTTTGTTCTTTGAACAAGTAGGTCGAACTCTGCTTCCGTTTTCTCCAATCTGCGTATGTTCTTTCTCCAGAATTGATAATTTCTCCAATCCATAAGTTTTGTGGGTTATCGGATGCAGCAAAATTAGATACTAAAAAATCAACAACCTCTTCATTAGAATACTTACGGGAGGTTTTTTCAAACCAATACTTGTCTTTCCTCTTATTAAAAGAGGTTACACTAGCACGGGTTTTTGCGCCGTATTTGAAGAAGTCGTATTTAGGATTAGTGAAATGATTTTTTAGTGACAAATAATGTTGATAAGTTTCAAAGGGTGTCACGATCATAAAGGAAGTTTTGCTCTTGAGGTTCGCTTCATAAAGTTAAGACGAGTTGCGTCCCACT